TCTAGATACCTTAAGTATTTTTGGAAGAAGTACATATGAACGACTCAATATGGAAGAAGTCATTTATAACTATTTATTATGTCGACATTTTATTTTATTACTAATTAAGATTATCAATTATTTTTGTGTAACATTTCATTTATAAACATGAAATGTTGTTTCTCTATGTTTATTAACACATAGAATTTATTTATTATATAAAAAGAAAAACCCACTTGCGTAATTGCAGACCCAAAAACATTATAAAAATAAAATCAATACAATAATGATTTAAATGGGACTTAATATTTATATCATTTACGCATTCTTGTTAACCGAAGCAGATGTTAGGAGAACATACGGTAACGTATGCCTTTCGTTTAAGCCATTAATGTTGGTGTGCCCGGAATTATTAATTTGAATAAGTATTTGATCTAAATATTATTTCTACGCCTATAGAGTGCAGGCTTTAAATGTACTCTTGTCTTATTTGGTAAATTTCTGGACATGATTAGAAATTACCTTTTCTTAACCAACAAAATTTTATTATGATGAACAATACAAAGAAAAACGAAGATATTCAAGCCGGAGTTTTTACTGTGACTCCCGCGGGATCTAATGATCTTAAGCAAGCAGAACGTTATAATAAAGTTGGAATTTCTTCCGCGATTCCAACGGGATTTGTAAATCCTAAACGAGTGGAAAATAACCCAGTAGGTCTTTTACAAGAACTATCAATGAGTAATTTTCATTATATACCGAAATATACTTTGATTGATGAGGATGGGCCTGATCATATGAAGGTTTTCACTATTCAATGTGAAATTGAAGGAATAACTCAACAAGGTTCTGGTGCTACAAGGAAAATCGCTAAACGATTTTCTGCCTATAATATGTTAAAATTTCTTTTAAATGATATTCCAGATCAAACCAAAATGATTGCTCAAAGTGGAGATAAAACGAGCAGAAAGTTTGATTCTCAAAAGTTTGATTATGTTGCTTATCATCCTAAACAACGAAAAGATTTAATTCTAAAGGAATTGTATAGTGACTATTGCATCTATTTTTATCAAGGTAATTATGGTAATTGTATGTCTATTATTAATCAATCTAAGCGCAATATGCATATAAAGCAAAAGAAGCGCAAACAAAATAGAAATAAACATCGAGATGATAAATTTGAATGTGAGGTACTCTCCTCAATTTGTGCTCCTTTTCAAGCAAGTAGTAAGATTAATGCTTTAGCAGAACAAATTGAAGAAGAAGATGTTGTAGGACGAGTAGGAGAAGCAGTTGATAGTGTTTCTGCACTTTCCGCTAGTACACAATCTACATTTAAGAAGATAGATAAAGTTTTGGACGATTTTAATTCATCGGATTTAATTTCTAGAGCTTCCGTTTTAACTGATAATATTGAATTGTTATGTAAGACTACAACTAGTGCCGTGGAAAAAGCTAATAACATTTTTGACCAGGTTGTGAAATTTTTGGAACCATCAGAAAATATGGTTCGAAAAGCTATAATTATAACAGCAGCAACAAAATTATTTGCTAGTTGTGAGTATTCGATCGCTAATCTATTTGCATATTTTTCGTGTATTTGTGCCACTTTTGACATAACCTCAACATTCTTTTCAACCACATATGCGCACTTTAAATCCATACTTGAACAACGATTTTCGTGTCAATCATCAGATGATGACGAGGATAGAGAATTACCGACCCTTATAGCTTCTATTACTCACACACTAGCTACTATTGTTAATGTACCTATTACCACTAGTGATATTTTTAAGAAATTGAGTGATTTTGGAAGAGCTGCAACCGGAAGTGAGAAAATTTATAAGATTTTTGGTTTGATTTTTGCTTGGGTTAGGGATAAATATTTTCGCTACACCTATGATATTAGTTATGATCAATACAAAATGCAAGTAAAATTTCCTGAATTGACTAAATTAGCAGAATGTTGCCTTCTTATTGGACAAGCAAGTAATGATGAAATAGATTCAACTAAAGCACTTTGCGAAGTTATTTTGGAAACTGATAAGTTAGCGCATGAAATGTCTATGTGTACGTTAAAAGAGAGTGATGCTTCGCGTTATATCATTACATTGCGTGCTTCTATTAAGCCTGCGGTTGTGCGTGCTTTGCGAGCTCCAGTAATGAACAAACCTTCGCGACGCAAGCCCTTTGCTATATATTTGTATGGTAAAGCTGGAACTGGAAAAACAAATTTGACCGATATAATTAGAGCATCTCTTTATAAGAAATATTATGCTGGTGTTCATGAAGAAGGATGGGAACATAGTTCTTTTTCGAGAAAGACAGAAAATGAATATTGGGAAGGTTACTACAATCAACCAATGTGTGTATATGATGATATTTTTCAATTGCATGATTCTAGGGATAAACCAAATGCAGAAATGATGGAAATAATTCGTGTTATAAATGATGATGATTGTCAATTACATATGGCAACTTTGGAGGATAAATCTAATAAATTCTTTACATCTGATTTTGTAATTTGTACATCTAATGTGCGAATTCCAGCTTGTCAATCAATAGCCTGTCCTTCTGCTGTATATCGTAGATTTGATGTTTGTGTTGATGTGGAAGTTGATCCATTATATGGAAAACGATTGGATGATAGAGAAGGATTTTACTTAGGAATTGACGACACAAAAGTTTCAAAAGTAATAGATACTAATGTATATTCCCTATCAACTTATAATATGAATTCCCCAAATGGTGGTCAAAGATTTACTTATAATAAAACAGATACTGAAAATTCCTTTGATGTCTTTATGAAATATTTATTTGATAAAATAGATGCCCATCGTGCTGGTAATACTGATAGACAGAGTTGTCTTAAAGTATTAGCTGGAGAAATCCCTCTACCTGATACTAATGCAGGTATTGCTCGAGCTGCAAAAATTGCCAAGACACAAAGTTCAATCCCGAGTTCAAGCGCAATTAAGAGTATGCATGGTAAAGCTCCCTTTATCCCCACAATCAAGGATGAAGATATGAAAGCTGAGAGTTTTGTGACTTATTCCCCTTTAGATGGTACTGTAAATATAAATATAGAACGAGAGGAACCTGATTGGAGACAAAAGTTGCGAAATGTCAGGAAACGAACTGAGGATGTATTATTTAATTTGTGTGATGTGTCTACCATTAAGGAAAAAGTTTCCAGTGTTTTTGATTTCCCTTCGCAAAAGATTTCTTCCCGATTTTCCAAGATTAAACAGAAAATTAGCTCTTTTCTTGATCAAATCAAAAGTAAGGCAAATCTGAGAGAAGTAATAGATTCCGCTTTTGAAAATATATCATCAGTAATGTTAGGAGTCATTAGTGTTATAGGAGTTGTTCTGACTGGGGTATATGTTAAGAATAGAAAACAAAATAATAATACATCTTGCCCCCTTTACACCATTGAAACCATTGAAGAATTGGTCGCACCAGTTAATTGTAAATGTAATAATTGTAATTTGCTTCGACCTTACATATCTAGAATGGATCTATTAGATGATAAGTGCAAGATTGCCAATCATTTATATGAAACACTTAAAATGTTATCTAAAGATGAAATTTTGCTCCAACATCTTTCCACGTTAATCAAGGCAGAACAAGTTGTATCTGCTATGAGAGATAACAATTTACCTCGTAAAGTGAAATTGTTACAACAATCTAATAATTTGAATTCTCGTGAGAAGTTAGTTTTGGATAAAATTAATATTGTTGATACAAGTAAAGGTTATTGCGAAATATCTAGTGGTGACAACGTAACACGTCATAAATCTTCTCATATGGTTACAGAAATATCGAGTGGCGACAATATTACACGTGGAAAAACTGGTAATATGGTAACTGAAATATCGAGTGGTGATAACATTACCCGAAACAAGTCACGCAGCATGATCACTGAGTTGACTAGTGGAGACTCTACGACGCGTAGTAAATCTAATACTTTAATTTCTGAGAATCTAGATAGTAAAATAAAGGAATTAATTAATGTTGCTGATGAAAAGACTATTGCACTAGCTAATAATGATGTAGATCTCTTAAAAGAAGGTGATGGAAATATCTCAGAAGATGCTACAGGAAGTTTAATGACTTGTCAAGGTATGGTAAATAAGGACCAATGTTTCCAAGAACAATACAATAAGTGCATTTCTCGGAATTGTGTGCGAATAAGCTGTTCGCGCATTGAAGGTAATAATAGAATTATGAGTAGTGTCAACGGAATTTTTATACAAGGTAGAATATTGTTAATACCACACCATATGTATTGGTATATTCTTAAACAAGAAAATCAGGAGTTTACATTGCGAAATCCATTTCGCCAAATTAGTTCTAGTTTTAGATTGCCAGAGTGCACAGTTATGCAACTTAATGATAAGAGTGGCCAACCAGTAGATTGTGTTATGATAGCTATGCCATTACGTGTACCGAGTTATCCAACGATTGTGAACATGTTTGCTAGTGCTAGTGAGTTAGATAAGGTTATTGAGGGTGACTCGATCCTAGCTGGCTTACGAGAATTTAACACACATGCACTCATGCTCATAAATCATCATATTCAAGATGCACGCATTGCATTAAAACGTAATCATTATTTGGCAAAAGATGGAGAAGAAATTCCTTACACCACAGCTGTTGCTGCTATATATGAGGCTGCGACTGCACCTGGAGATTGTGGAAGTTTGTTATTTTCACGAAATACAAATATGCGTGGTAGAATAATAAGTTTTCATGTTGCTGGTAACAAGAGTGAAGGTATGGGTCTCATTATGACTAAGGAAATGATAACCAGGAACCTCGAACGCTTTAATAAAGTTGTTACTGATGATCGCAAGTTTGTTAAGGGCTCGTTCGGTTGTCAAGTTGCTGATGATGTTATGCACGTGAATCCAATTTTATCGAATGCTGGTTTAAACGTGCCTGGTGATTATCTTAGCGTTGGAGTAAGTAAGACTTTGCCTCACCCAATTAAAACAGAACTTAATCCATCTCTTATTCACAATAGAATATATAAGACTGAAACAAAACCCGCTTACCTTAAACCAGTTGTGCTAGATGGAGAATTAGTGGATCCACTAAGGAAAGGAATTTGTAAAGCATTCACCATTCAACCTCAATTGGATAATAATATTTTGAATATTGCAGCTAATGATGTCTTTAATCAATTTAAACACACCCCTAATGATTTAATTCGGC